TCTTGATTTCATCTCTCCCCTGACCTCTCTGATCTTCTCTAGCACCTGCTGTTCCGTGTGGCCAGTCATCACCATGTACAGCAAGTCACTAAGGAAGTCCTGCACGAACACAGGAGTGTCTGAACGTTTGAGATCAAGTCCCATGGCCTTCATCTTGCCCTCCTTGCCTTCTACATCGGCACGTTTGCCTTCCTTGTCATAGTAAAGCACCGCATATCTTTTCTTTGTGATGAACAGTCCTTTTGATGCCACGAGTTCTCTGCCCGCCGCGATCACTTCTCCACGTGTGCTCGGACAGTGGAAGCCCTTGGTCATGAATGCTTTGAACGATCCATTGACCTCATCTGCTATCCTGTCATACAGTGCCACCACCGAATCTTTGGTCCACGGTATAACACCTTCGTTGATCTCTTTTTGTAATGTCTTGTATGCTGAGAAGTAAACGGAGTCTGTGTCTCCATACACCACACTCTCGCCCTTGTGATCGTACTTGCCTGCAACAATCTCATTGACCTTGCTGGCCATGTGTTTAGTGATACATCTACCTGTAAGTGTTACTGATTGCCCTATCCTGATGTCAAAGAATCTACAACCTGGATTCAGTATCGCACCATAAAGACTGTTTAGATTAATTTTCTTTACAAGTTGTCTCTTGTCCCAGTATTCCCTCTCGATTTCATTGTCTCCGCACTCACGCATTTTCTTCTGCATGTCCTGTCTTTCCGCGTACCAACGTTTCAACAATCCTGGAATGATTGCTTCGTACTCGTATGTGAATATTGTGCCGTTGGCACTCAACATCCATTTGTTGTTTCCGTCAAATATGATCTCGTACAGTTGTGCCGCACTCATACGCACACTGGTCTTGTCCTCCCAATCTACGATTATCTCTGTGCCCTTCTCTTGATTCATTACTGCCTGGTACTCCCAACTGCCAAACTGGCTGTCCCATGCCGCCGCGAATGATTTCTTGGCGTGTTTGGCCCTGTTGATCTCTGCTGATGTTATCACTGGCCTTATCTGTCCCACTATGGTCTCAGGTCCCATGTTCAAGGCTCTGATCACACTAGGATACAGAGAGTTTATGTCAACAGATCCAATCCAATCGTGTATTCCTTTTTGTGGTGTCGCCACGTGTGCACCTGCGGCTGGTTGATTCTCTTCACCATCCTTTTTGTACTTCCTGCCAGGTACCTGCATGCCACGTCTGTGTGTTTCGTTCACTATGGCCTGTTCTGTGACCGCCACAGCACCCATTGTTGTTTGCAGTAGCACGGTGTTCTGGTGTGCTATCTCGTTGGCGAGTTCTATGAACTTCAACTTCTTCTCAAGTTTGGCCAGCAGTGCGGTATCCTGTCTGTTGTATTCTATGAACAATCCAAAATCATTCTTGTAGAGATTATCAAGTGATCCCTCATACACAGTTTTCCTTTCTCCCAACTCGTGTTCGCCTATGGCGTCTAGTCTGAAACTGTGTCTTTCCTCATATGTGTATTTCCTGTATAGTTCGAGTAAGTCTAAATGAACTCTACCTACAAGATCAAAACTCAACTGCTCCCTGCCGTATTTCTCAAACACTCTTTTCTTTGGCTTCTCTCCCCAGAAACACAAACGTCTTGTATCATCACCACTCAATACTTTCTGTATCCTGCCCACGGTGTATGGGATATCGTAACCCTCACTGTTCCAACCTGACAGTATGTCTGCGTCTTGCACCAGTTCTAGGAATGCGTCCAGCATGTCCTTCTCTTTCTCGAAAAGCATGGTGTTGTCGAATCTCTTTGTTAGTTCCTGTGCGTCCTGCATACTGATTGTCTTGGGTGGCACGGCGAAAGTGACCAGTTGGTCCGTCCAGCTCATGTAACAACTTATGGCAGTTATGGGCATGAACGGATCATCTGTTGTTGAGTAACCTCGATCGGGATCGAAGTCCACTTCAATGTCGAAGAACATCACGTTCAGTTTGGGCGTCTCCTTGCCCAAGTAGTTCTCCTCCAAGCACCTGAACACTGGATTTATGTCATTCTCGTACAGTTGCTTGTTGGACCTTATTCTCTGTTCCTTTATGAATTCCTTGTGTGTGGCACACTGCACCCTCTGTAATGGTGCACCCGTCATGGACCTGTGTTTGCCCCTGGCGTCCTCGTAGTAGAACACGTACCTGGCATCATACTCGGTGAATATCCTGCCCTTCTTGGGATCGCGTTCTACGACGTATATCTTGTCCTCATCTTTTTTGTAAAGTGCATCTATGTAACTCATAATAATGCCTGTACCTTCTCTGCGATTATTTTATTGCCTTCCTCTGACATATGATTTATTTCACCTGGATGTTTTTTGTATATTTTATTGAAGTTATGCGTGATTTGTTTTGTGTCATCTGGTTCGTGGAAGGTTATGTGAATTGTGTTTGGTATTTTCATCAGCTCGTTGACGAATAGTCTGTAAGTGTCCTCTTGATATTCAGGATCATAATAGTTTTCTAGATACTCACGTACAACTTTCATGTCTTTGTTTGTTGCACTATGATATTCAACATCATTCAACATGAAATCATTGTTGAACCTTGTTGGGTTGTTTTTGTGTACAGGGTGTACTCTAGTGTGTACCCTCCATGGAGAGGTATGACATATCACCGCTTTGTCAAAGTTCAAAAAAGTCTGTAAGCCTTTATAAATTTTATACTCGCCAATGCCGTTTTGGGCAAAGTTACTTACTTCACCGTCTAGCATTCTTGCCCAACCTGTAGGGGTAGCGGCAAAACTGTCACCAAAAACAAAAACTCTCATACTACCACCAATAACTTGCCACGCCGTAACCGTAGACATTTATGATTGCGAAGTATCCAGTGATCATCATCACGAACGCCGCTTCTCTTCTGTATGAAGCATAACATTGTGTTATCGCTCCTATGAAGAATCCTGGATAGATTATGGTCATGTCTGGGTCCGCGGCTGTGATCGCGAGTGTTAGGCTGGCTCCAACCGTGAATATGAAACTGACGAGTTCGAAGTAGAACGCCGTCCTGTCACTCTCAAAACTGCGAAGCCAGAATGATCTGACTTTGTCTAACATTAAAGTTTGCCGGCCGTGTTCAGTATGCTCTCCAGTGTGTCCATCTCATCAGCGATGTTCTGGTAGTTGCCCTTGTGTGCGACCGATATCGCCTTATTGATCAGTGCTGGTTTCAATTCTAGTTCTTCTGATATTGCTTTTACTGTGTCTTTCAATCCGCCCTTCAAGTCCTCGACCTCACCTAGTACCTGTGAGCCCTGTGAGATGATCTGGATCAATTTCTGCTTTTCAGCGTCGTTGAAGTTTCTTACTGCCATTTGTTTCTCCTGTTGTTAATTTATATTATACTATAAACATCGATTTAACGCAACTTATTTTTTTACTTACACAACACTTTGTTCAGATTGACCGCTCCATGTATAAGTCAAATTAGATGCTTCCTGCATTCTATCCAGCAGTTCAATTTTTGGTAAACTACCATATGAAAAATGTGCCACTTCATTGGTGAACACGACAGGAAAATTGGTTATTATATTTTTGTAGGTTGTGCTATTTTTATTTTTTGCTAAAATGGCTTGATGATTTCCAATAAAGATTAACTTATATTTTGATTTACCGATGAAGTCATACACTGCTTTTGTGACGTTAGGCCAAAAACTCTGCATAAAGTCGTCAACAATTATAATTTTTGCATTTAAATTTTCCCCGACTCTTAGGTCGTTAATTGTTCCATCAAAATCTTTATGGGCATCAACGTGAAGTAATTCAATTTCTGTATCAAATACTAGTTTTTTTGAATCTTGATCAATAAAAACAGCATTGGGGATTATTTTTTCACAATCTTTTTTGCTCCAAGTCTGTTGCCAGTTGTCGACAAGATAAGTTTGCTCACTATAAGCACTCATGCTTATTGCACTGCCACCATGCCCGACTCCAATTTCCATTGTTGCCTTGTTAAATTCAGAAATAAAATCGCAGAAAATATACCAATCAATCCCTGTTTTGCCAGGTTTAGGTTTTACACCTAATATTTGTTCTTCAATGATAGTATTTGTCTGAAGCATACTAACGTATATAACAGAATTGTAAGGAATGCAAACTATTTCTTCTTGGTGGCCACGTTCTTGGCTTTACCACGTCTGTTCTTGTTGGGATCCTGCCTACGTTTCCTTGCGGCCGCGGACTTCCTGCCTTTCTTGCCCAGTGCGTGTGCTTTCGATCTTGGTAAGCATTTAGGCTTACCCTCTTTGCTGGAACCCCTCGCACAGTCACCTCTGATCTTGCCATCAGGACCAAACCGTACCCATTTGTCCTTGAACCATTTCTTGAGGTCCTCGTTCAGTGATTCCGCGAAAACTAATCCACCGCAGTTCACACAGAAGTCCACGTCCTCTTTCTTGACGCAGTTGGGCACACGTTTGCCGAACATGGTCTTCATGCCCTTCTTCTCGTAGCCTTTCCAACACTTCTCCGTGATTATCTCACTGGCTCTCATTATTTCTTGCTGTTGCCCCAGTTGGCCGCACCCTTTTTACGACACTGCACTAGTGCACCACTGGCGTAGGCCGAAGGCCATACTTTGTATCTTGATTTTACTTTGTGATAACAGGCGTCCTTCTTCTCTGCCAATTTCTCGAATTCTGCTTCGGTGATTCCAACCACTTCACGGATCTGCATGTTACCACTTCCTGCATGACCAGTATCTGGCCTTGGTCTTTGGTCCTGGGTTGGCACAGTTGTGACGTGCCCTGAAACTCTTTCTTGCCTTTGGATTTGACTTCCTGATCTTCATGGTCTTCTGTCCGGCCTTTCTCGCTGAACTTCCACCGTGTCCAAAATTTACTTTCTTCACGTTTCCGGATTTTGGATCCTTCACGTACACTTTGAATTTCTTCACATCACCACGCATTGGTTTGTTCAGTGGCACTTTCCTGCCCCTGTACTCTGCGTCAAACAATTCGTTTTCATCTTCTGGGAAACCCAGTTCTCCAAACGCTTCGTAGAACGCATCATCGTCCTCGAACGTCATCTCGTCCGCTTCCGGGAATGGTTCATATGATTCATTCTCGATATCGTGTGATGCCAACACC